AACTAGGTGGAGGTGTATTACCTAAAGCTGGTATTGTAGTTGATCCAATGTTTATTAAATCAGTATAAGTAGCTTCGTCTATTATCCCATTAACATATGCGGCGTTAATTGCCTCAGTTAATTTGTCTAACGCTGTGTTAGAGATTATTGTACCTTTAGTATAAGTTGCATAATCTTTACTTTCTCCTACAAAATCATTAACTACTGCATTTATTTGTATGGGAGCTTTAGGAGAAGTTGATGGTACCATCAACGATCCCAATACATTTATACCTAATGGGCTTTGTTTTCCTGTATCACTCATGGTACGAATACATCCGGACTGCCTTTGTTTATAGGATGACCACATGAAACACTTGAGCCTACACGGAGTACAGGTTTACCGTCAGCAAACACAGTGGGACTACCCTTAGTAGTTCTAGCATTTTTATGTGGTATATGCCTATTCTTGGGACTCCAAGGTTTATGTGGTGTTATCTCGCTAGTATGCACGCCTACAGGTTGCCCATTCGCAAAAACGGTAGAGGCACCTTGTTTAATTTTGCCTCCTGCAGAATTAGTATCACCCTTACGGCTTAATGCTGGCATATTATCCTAATATAAGTTTCTTTTCAGGCACTTGAATACCTGTTGTAGCTTCCAAATATTTCATTTTTACTGGTTCATCAGTATCAGCAATAAAATTTATGTTATTAGTATTTAGTCTTACTTTTTTGCCAGGTTCTGCGGTAAACAACGCTGGAACTAAACCAATGCCCTTTGGACCTTGACCAATAGCAACAGGTTCTTCTATAATTAGAAACTCACCTTCTTGCGCCACTATTTTTGCTATAATCTCCTCACCTGAGGACATCTTTAGTGTAAGTACTTGGTTAGGTGTAAATTTGATTTCCATGTTATTCCTTTATAGTATGTAGCTTATTTACTAGTTCTGCATAGCCACCAATATATTCTCCGTCCATAAATATTTGCGGCACTGTTCTTGCAGTAGGTGCGGCTTCTAATAGTTGCTCTTTAGTCCAAGGATAACCAATTTTTCTTTCTTCGTACTGAATGCCTTTGCTTTCTAATAGTGATTTTGCTTTTAAGCAATATGCACAATTATCTTTACTCCAAACTACAGTTTTCATATATTCTCCTCAAATGTTAGGTAAGTCATCATAATTGATAGTTGAATCCATAACTCCTATTACATAGTTAGTAGACTCTGTTTCTTGAAGTGCGGCTTGTTTATTAGAACTATTCACATGCTTGTTGAACCAAGGTATAGGGGTTGTTTTTGGTGCGGGTTGATTATATCTTACACCTATAGCTTTCAGTGCATCATTGGCAGTATAGTCTACAAAATCTTTAAGAATGTTTGCATTCAATCCAATAACAGGGCCCTTCTTAAATAAGTACTCTGCCCATTGTTTCTCTTCACGAATAACATCCATATATAATTGATATACTTCTTGTTCACATTCTTGTTTAGCTTTAAGAAATCTAGGATCTTCTTTGACTACTTGATTAATCAAGAAACCTGTCCATTCTTTGTGGAGAATCTCATCTTGTAGAATTAGACTAATAATATTACCATTACCAATGAATATCTTATTCTCTACCATTGCTAGACTAGTAGCAAAGCTAACCATAAAGCGGAACGCTTCTAGTGCATAACTGGCATTAAGTGCCAACCATATAGCTTTGATATGCTCATGTTCGCTTACTAACATTTCTGCAATTTCTTTTTGGCAATTTAGTTTGTGTAAGTAATCATAGTATTTTCCCACTGAACTTGCCATTTCTACAATTTCATTTGTATCATGAATAGTGTTGAATACTTCTTTGGGAACATTATAGATATTACGAATGATGTGGCTATAGCTACGACTGTGAATATTAGTTTCAAAAAAAGTCCAGTTATATACTAATGCCTCTAGTTCGGGCAAACTAATAACTGGTGTAAAAATTTGACTGGGGCCTCGACCTTGTAAACTATCTAATGCCGTTTGTCTAAGTAGATTACTAGTAAAGATATGCTTGACTGCCTCACTAGCATCTTTAAAGTCAGATGAATCTTTAGTCAGGCTAATTTCTTCAGGAATCCAAAAGAATCCTCTAGCAGTTTGTTCATATTTTACTAGTTTATTATACTTTACCTCTTCAAACCTCTGAATTGTAACTGGGCCCTGTGGGTCCAGAAACATCTTGCGATTTAGATAATCCGTCTTCGTTTGCAGGTTGTATTGTTGTATTGACATTTCGTTTCTCGTAAATTTTTTTTAGTTTTGCTTCTAATCTGTTATACTCTAGTTCAGGTAATCCATGAGTACCGTCACAAAAAGGTGGTCTAAAGGTTCTACCACATGTGCATTTACTCATACCAATTAGTATTTTCCTGATGCCAGTACTATTTTGCAAACATGTTCGAGGCGTTCTATGTGTTCATAAGCACGCCATGGGCTAGTGTCTATAGAAACAACACCATGACCCTTGATGCCTACTATATCATACAGCATATTTCCCTCATAGTCAAGCCCTAAATGTTCATGGCAGTTAGTACCCAATTCTTCTGATATTGGTGCTACTACTCCAACGCTTGGTGCTACTCGGGTATAGCGACTTAGCTCTGGGAAGTCTTTAACTAGCTCATCTAATTTTATACCCGCATGCATAGCAGCAACAATATAAGTTGGATGCAGATGAACTACTACCCTTATATCATGCTCGCCCATTTCTTTTTGTAGTCCAAAGTGTAGTGGTAATTCACCACTGGGCTTTAAGTTTTTACTGATCTCAGTGTAAGGCAATTCTCTCCAGTTATAACCAAAGATACCAGTACCGTTACCGCTATTGATAGTTCTATCAATCGCAATCTTTTTGAATTGATCAGGTTGTAGAGTTTGCTTTCTAACACTACTGGGAGTAATGTAAAAATAATCGTGGGCACTATCACGCATACTGATATTACCGTCACGGCTAGTAATCCAATTTCTACTGTAAGCATCTACTAATATTTCGCAAATAGTTTCTAACATTATTGAGTCCTTAAAATAGTTATCATGCGTTTAGCAAGTTCTTGAAACCATTCTGCATCATGCCCTCTAGTAGTTTCGGCTGCGACACCAATACGCACACCACTAGTTTCTACGAAACTTCTAGTCTCGCCAGGAACTCCATTCTTGTTCACAGTAATGCCATGTGTTTCAAGTAGGTCAGCATATTGTCTACCACTTAGTTGTTCTTTACGCAGGTCTAGTGTAAACATGTGGGAGTGTGTTCCACCGCTTACTACATCGACCCCCGCATCTATAAAAGTTTTAGCCATTACCTGTGAATTAATTATAATTTGTTTTGCATATAATTTGAATTCAGGTTGTAGTGCTTCATAGAAACATTGTGCTTTAGCTGCGATAATATGCATCAAAGGACCACCTTGTGTTCCTGGAAATACGGCACTGTTAATCTTTTTACTATATTCTTCATTATTACAAAGTATCATGCCACCGCGAGGACCGCGTAGCGTTTTGTGTGTGGTAGTAGTAACTATATGAGCATAGGGGAATGGATTAGGGTATTCGCCACCTACGATCAATCCTGAATAGTGACTAACATCAGCAAGTAAGATAGCATCTACACTATCGGCAATTTCACGGAACTTTGCCCAATCAATAATTTGACTGTAAGCACTTGCTCCAGCGATAACCATTTTAGGTTTAACAGATTTTACTAACTCTGCTACTGCTGTGTAATCAATAAACCCATTATCATCTACACCATAAAAGTGTGCTTCGAACCAAGCACCACTGGCATTTACTTTAGCACCGTGACTCAAGTGTCCGCCACTGGCTAAGTCCATACCAACAATACTATCACCGGGCTTTAAGAATGCTTTGAACACTGCTAAGTTGGCATTAGCTCCTGAGTGTGGTTGAACATTTGCATAGTTGCAACCAAATAATCTAGTAGCATATTCAATAGCAATGGTTTCAACTTCATCAACATTCACGCAACCATTATAATAACGCTTGCCAGGTAGACCTTCAGCATACTTATTGGTTAATATGCTACCGCACAGTTCCATAACTTCATTACTAGTGTAGTTTTCACTAGCAATAAGTTCTATAGTAGATAGTTGCCTATCTTGTTCATTAGCTATAACTTTACTTATACGAGGATCTATCATAATTTGCAACTCTCACAGGATTCTTCTTCATCAAAATCTATTGGATCTAACATTACAGGTGCATCTTCTGCTACTTGTTTACTACCTGCTTTATTGATTAAGCTATAATAGAA